CAGAAGTCTATGTCTATGTGCAATAAATACAACCTTACGGTAATCTTGTTCATATAGTTTTTCAATAATACGCATCGCAGTTACTGTTTTTCCAGAACCGCATGGAGATAGTAGCATTACACTATGACACTCTCTCTTGACATAAGGATCTATTTCAGTAAAATGCTTTACTGCAGTATCAACCATTCGAGTTTGATATTCTCGTTCTTGGTAGGTAAAAGGCATCAAAGGTCCTCCGAGTACTAAGATACTAGAAAGGACCCCCAAAGTCAACCTCTAAACTAAATATGATTATGAAACTGGAACGATTTCCCCTAGGCAACCCAGATGTAGAAGTTTTACCCGGAAAACAAAAATATCCTTTTATGTTAAAAAAGGATTTCGTTTATTGTTTTCCCGGAGATAATGATTTCTCTGCACAAAATTTCGTTGCGCCTGCTAGTTATCAAACAGATTTCTTTTCAATTCCAAAAATATTATGGCCTATTCTATCTCCAATTGGACCTGGAATACATGGGGCTATTATTCATGATGTATTATGCTCTACAGAATGGGGTCTACCCGGAGAATCTGTTAATAGGAGAGTTTTAAGAGCTAATCGCGTATTGAAACAGGCAATGTTAGATTCAGGATGCCCTAAGTGGAGAGTTAATTTAATTTATGCAGGTGTATATGTAGGCTGTAAATATACTTGGAATAGACATGATCCTAAAGAGGTCACCGAAGACCTAATACTAATGACTAAAGCTACTGCACGTTGGTATTCGACTGATCAGAAACCCTCTGTCTAAGACTCTCAAGCATCGAAGCCATATCACCTCCAGTGGCCCTAATTGACTTTGTTTCAGTCACTGTAACTTCAGGTGTTGTTGGAGCCTTCATAACTTTTGCATTTTCAGATTGTCTCTGCAATTGCATTAGTTTGGCACAGGCATCTAATACGCTTTTATTCAAATCAGAGTAAACTTCAAATAACCTAGGTTCGGCTCCAACCATAATTGAACCTTCCATAATATCCAAAGTAGATTGCATCTTTATTATTTGAACCTTAATTGTCTCTCTTATAAATTCTTTATCTTCAAATGACTCTTCTGGATCTGCTAGTACTTCTTTTGCAGTCTGTACTGCAACATCAGTTGCCTTTTTGACGGTTTTGGCCAATCCTTTAGGAATTGGAGTGGAGCCAGATGGTAAATTCATAACATCCTCTAATCCACTAAATGCAGTTTTGACATTTGCCATTCTATCTGCTTTTACATCGCCAATTTCTAATTCGTCAGAGCCTAGCCAGTCTTCCATATTTTTATTTATCCAATTAATAACCAATAAATAGCTTATAAGGAGCATTTAAGATGTCAGTACCAAAGAGAATTAGACCAAAGGGATCAGAAAGTACATACATTCTAGAGTCTATCTCCCCAAATATGAAGGGTGAGAGGGTGAAATTTCAAGATCAGACTTATGTAAAAGAGGAATTACCTGCAGAATATGTCATGTTTGAAGGAGTTGCTTTCAAGAGAGGTATGCGTCTAGATGATTACAATAAGAAAGCAATGATGGAATCCGCTTCTGGAAAGGCTCCTAAGAAAATTAGACTTAGGGGAACCAATATTGTTCTTGAATCGATTGATGACTCTACAGGAAACCATAACGAAGCTATTAAGCAAATAGAAAATGCGATAGAGCTAATTCAATCGGCAGGAGATAATATTTCAGGGTTTGGATTCGGAGATCCTAGAGCTAAGATTTACGAAGCCGCCAGAAAAGCATTATACGATTTACTCGAAGCAGCAAAACAATACAAGGGAGCCTAATCATGTCAGTGGAAAAGCCGAAGGATAAGAAAGTTATTCTTGAGACGATTGTGCCAAAAGAAAAGCCAATCAAAGAATCAGAAGAAGAGATGGTAGATAGGGTAAAACCTAGACTACTATAAGAAAAGGCCAGCAAATGCTGGCCTTCTTATTACTGGTTCAGTGAATTCCACCAAGCCCTAAAATTCTTAGCATATTTACGAACCCAATCCAAATATGCAGATTCACCTAAGTCTCTACCAGCCTTTTCAGACTCGATCCACCTATGCTTCTGCATTTCTTTGCATTGCGCTTCGGCATAATCTCTGAGATCCATAGTTGAAATATTTAGGCTCATGATAGATACTGATCGATAAAATCTTCAATTGTGGCTACGTCAATTCCGTACTGTTGTGCTTTCTTAGTTTTATTGGATTGCTGATCCAAATCAACCACAATCAAAACAGTAGTAGTCTTTTTAACACTCGAATCTTCCTTCCATCCCATATCAGCAAGACGCTTGACTTGTGCATCTGAGAATCGAGTACCCGTTATACAGTAGCTACCTACTGTCGCAGTAATCTTTTCGTCAACAATTTTAATCTTGCTATCGAGCTTCTTGAACAAATCAAGACTTCTCTTCATTTGCTCTACAATATGACGATGGAAACCTCGAATATCTTTTAGTTTTTCGATCTTTTCCATGTCTGCAGATACTAGATCACCCCATACAAATCCACTTTCTGCGATAACTCTTGAGAATGTTTTTCCACACGATCTCAAATATGTCTGATATATTACCTTTGCGTCTACAGATCCATGAATATTTGTGAAAAAGTTTAGAATCTTCTCTTTATGAGATGATCCAACTCCGGGTATATTGGCATATTCGATTTCGTCAATATCAAGTTCGTAAAGATCCAAAACTTCTTGAACCTTAAAATGCCTGAATACTTTACCCATTATTCCGCTAGATAATCCTTCAGGATAGAAAAACTTCGAAAACCTCAACAATTTAGAAGATTCAATGTTTGGGCAATCAGGATTTACGCAGAAGTAATGTTCACCGTCAGCTTCACCTTCACATCCACATACTGGACACCGAGGAACCAGCTTATTGTCATCGATTAGACGATTACCTCTAGAAACAACTCGATTAGCATGTGGCATTATCTCATTGCTTCTGATAATTTCGACAATATGGTCTTCATACAAAGGCCAGAAGCCATCTTTAATTGCAATTCCGAAACTACCTAGTGATGCTCGCTTGATCATCGCGCCATTTAGATTTACAGGTTCCAACAATAGCACAGGAGTCAACCGCTGATCGATTCCAACAGTAATATCGTATCCAATTGCTTTAGTCAATCTCTTTTCATCTTCAAATTTGAACGCAATAAGCGATCCATTAGACTTCTTAAATACTGCACCATCTGATTCATATGGATAAGAATCCTTAATCGCATACTTAAATCCAGATAAATCTTTTATCTGTGGATATGTGAAAGATTTTTGAGTTTCCACCGTAAACAATGAAGCCCAATCAGCATCGTCATATAGATCTCGACCAGTTTCTACATCCCTGTAGGTATATGCAATGAAATCAACAAACTTCATTACCTTTTCCCAATCGTCTTGACGGGAAATTGCACCAGCAACAGCATTTCGACTTGACTTCTCTATGTCAAATCCATTTAGAGTAGTATATTCATCCTTCCTAATTGCAGCTTCGCCTCGAACGGCAACATAATCTGGCACTTTTCCGTTTAGAAACACAGGTAGTTCATTAGGAACAACTCCTATAAACTTAGCAGTCCTGTCTATTCCGATGTTTAGTCGCCCGCGAGTTACAGCTTTCCAGAATTTTCCGTTTTTGTAATATAGTACAATTGAATTTCCATCAATCTTTGTGGAAACGCTTGCATTCGGATCATTGCCTGTCCATGCAATAACGTCATCAATATTTTTAACCTTTGTAATAGAGCCTACCTGAATAGGATGTTCGAATTTATCCTTTTCTTCTATTCCGCTAAATTCATATCCGTATCCGGGAGATGTCAGAATAGGATGATTAGGGTTTAATAGTCGAAGCTCGTCTTCATACGAGTTAAAGGTTTCGTCGTCTACACTGACTTCGCCTGTCTCGTAATAGTTATATGACCATTCTTTCAGCTTGGCTACTATCTCTTCTTCGCGTGTCATGAAATCCTCCTCCTAATACTATAATTTACCTAAGAACCTCTGTCAACCTTTTCCTTAAAATAACATAATTTTCTAAATATTCACATGAGTGAAGGCCAATTAAATCAAGCAGATTTCGACCGACTCTATACAGAAATATCTGACATTAGACAATGCAAACAAGAACTAGCAACCTTGAAGGAATTTAAGTCTAATTCAGAAGATAGATTCAAGGAAATTAAGGAAAATATTGAGAAACTATTCAGTAGAATAGAGGGTAACGGTCGAAAGGGCCTTAAAGATGAGATTTCCGAAATTAAAGGATTGCTCACGAAATTTGAAGAAAATATTACTGAAGTGTACGAGAGAATAGAAAGAATTGAAACTCTGCTAGAAAAAACAATTAACGAAGTATACGAATTAACCCCCATTGTTAAAGCCTTAATGAAGATTGAAGATGAACGCAAAGCAGAAAAGAATTCATTTAGGAAAGAATTTAGAATGTGGTTAATTGGTTTCCTTGGTACTGTGATATTAACCGCCGCAGTTACTTGGGTCACTATACACAATGACAAAATAAATAAACAAGCCGAAATACGAGAGATAGTAACTCAGACAATTGAGATAAATCATAGAATATCTCAAGATACAACAAGATAATAAAGACCCCCTATTAGGGGGTCTTTTTTTACTTACCGTGAATTTTACCCCCTGCATAAATACTAGAATGAAAACGTGCAATAAATGTGGAGAATCAAAACTTGAAGAAGACTTCTACCCTAAAAGAGGTTCGTGTAT